ATGGATCGTTTCCCCAGCACCGTTAAGAACATCTTGGAAGGTTTCCGCACTGTCGCGCCAATCGGCGGTGTCGACGCGCTCGCGGTTTTCAAGAACAAATTTGGTCGCAACGGCAATGAAAGCGAGTACGCGCACCTGAAGCTGCTGCTTGATGCCGGCTATATCACGTACACCGGGTTTGGCGTCGATGGTGTGCAGCTTTATCAGCTGACCTGGTCGGGCTACGCCCTTTCGGATTCGTTGCGATAAGCGTCTAGCCCTCGAATCTCAGAGCCGAGAACTCAACTCCATCGCCTGTGAGCGACATGAGAGCGGAGTTCTCCGCAACCAATCATGCGATTCAGTAGGTGAATCAATATGAAGAAAATTGTCAGTGCCTCACTGCTCGGCTTGCTGGTGCTTTTGGGTACCGCCATGAACGCTTCGGCAGACACCGTCATGTCCTGGAACCTGGCAAGGGATGTAATCCTGGCGAAGGAGAGCTCTCCTCCAAACTCTACCTGGTCGTTCATGCAGAATTCTTCCGGGGTGAACAAGGCTGAAAACTACACCGCGCTACCCTACTTCAAGGCCGATACGTGCAGCGGCTTGCCTGCGACGTGCTGGCAAGATCCGGTATCTGGGGCTCATGTGTCGGTTCATTTCAAACCCTATACCTACACCGCGAACGGCATTTTTTCGATCGCGCCCGGTAACGTTGCTTTTCACCCTGGCCAGAACAGCCAGACAGTCATCCGCTGGGCGAGCCCCGTGGCTGGAGAGATAAACATCCTCGGGCGCGTCAACAGCATCCACGATTCCTGCGGTGATGGCGTGGCCTGGTCCCTGAATCTGGGCGACACAGTTCTTCAGTCTGGAAGCTTGGTCAGAGGCACCGGTGCTGTTTTTTCGGCGAGTAAAGTGCCTGTCACCCAGTCGTCTGCCATTTATTTGGTACTCGACAAGAAGGCTAACTACGTCTGCGATTCCAGCACCATCGACCTGCTTATCACCCACTGATCAAGGTCATGTTCCGTCGCATCAGGATGTAGTGCGCTCCAGGTGAAAGAGGGTGCGCCTGTCCATGCGGCTGAGAACGACGCTGTTTGAGCCCCCAGCGTAAGTCGCGGCACGTTTCTCGAGTCAATCAAGTCGTGTCGCGACACGCAGCAAACCGACGTTCGTCGCTCCTCCATATCACGCCACATTCGCAGCACCCCCACGCAATCTCAAACCCTGATATCTGAACAGGAAGCCCCCTATGCCCGCTGTCATCGACAAGCCGTCGCAGCTGTTTTTCGCCATTGCCGAGACCCTGCGAGGGGCGGGCCTTGGCCTCAAGGTTGGCAGTCACCAGGACTTCGATGCCGTGCTCGACCAGGCCTGGGTGCTGATTGCGATCGAACGCGATGCCCCGGGCATGCGCAGCCAGGAGGGGCGTATCGCTCATGCCCTGACGATCTCGCTGCAAGCCGTGGCAGCTGTAGGGGGCGAGCGGTCCGGGTTCGAGGCCTGCGATTTGGCCTGCGCGCTGAAGGGCATGGCCACGGATAACCGTTGGGGATTGTCGGCAGCGCAGTGCGACCTGCCCATGAACCTCGAGGGCCTGCCCTCGACACTGATTCGCGGCGAGCAGCAATACGCCGCCTGGACGCTGTCGTTCACCCAGACGCTGTACCTCGGGCAGCCATTGCTGGACGACCCGACCGGCATACCGAAGTTCGCCCACACCTGGGAAGTCTCGAATATCGATGACCCCGACCAATACCAAGCACTTGAGGGCTGAGCCATGTTTGACGAGCTGCTGCGCATGCAGCTGGGCCCGATCATCGAGCGACTGGCCGAAATGGAAACCGAACTCGATGACTTGCACCGGCGCGCGGAAAACCATTGCCGTATCGGTGTCTGCGAGTCGGTCGATGCGGCCAGCAACACCTGCCGGGTCAGCCATGGAGAGCTGCTGACGCCGGCGATCAGGTTCTTCAACCCCAGCGCCGGCGCGCAAAGCGAATCGCGCATTCCTTCGGTGGGCGAGCAGTGCCTGCTGCTCAACTACGGTGGCGGCGACGGCGGGGCTCAGTCGGTGGCGCTGTTCGGCCTCAACTGCGACCGCTTTCCACCGGTGTCGACCCAGGCCGAGCTGACCCGCCGCCAATATACCGATGGCACCCAAAGCAGTTATGACGATGCCGGCCATGTCTTGAGCTGGAGCAACGGCCCGACCGCGCTCACCGCCTCCCGCGAGGCGGTCGAGTTGAGCATCGGTCCCGCCCGGCTGGCGATGAGGCCCGAGGCCATCGAGCTGCAGCTGGGCGCGGTGGGCATCTTGCTCGACAGCGCCGGCATTCACTTCAGCGGCCCCCTGGTGGAACACCAGGGCCGCGTCATCAGCCCTTGATAAGAGGCTTCCCATGATTGGAGTCGATAGAAACACCGGCGCCGCGGTCGATGACTGGCTGCAGTTCGTGCAGCGCGCGACCCGTGCCCTGACCACGCCGTTGGGCACCCGGCAGAAGCGTCCTTTGTACGGTTCGCTGATTCCCGACCTGCTGGGCCAGAACCTCGGCGATGACTTGCTGATCCTGGCCCAGAGCTATGCCGCACAGGCGTTCTACAACGAACAGAACGGCATCGGCGATTTCGAGCCGCAGGTCATAGTCGCCAGCCGGCGCGGCGCCGGGCTGCTGTTGCGTTTCGCCGGCACCTGGAAAAACCGCCAACAGACGTTCGAGGTCGTGACATGAGCATGCTGATACCGGGGCAAAACCAGCTGGCCGAGCCGGCGATCGTCACTGTCGAGGCCTTCGAGGACCTGCTCGCGGAGTTCAAGAGTTTCGTCGTCGAATACGTCAGCGCCCGCTCGCCCGAAAGCGCGTCCAAGCTGAAGGTCAGCCTCGAGAATGAAAGCGAGTTGCTGAGCATGGCCCTCGAGGCGTTCTGCCTGCGCCTGCAAACCCATGAGCGCAAGTACAACGCCCGTATCAAACAGATGCTCGCCTGGTGGGCCACCGGCAGCAACCTCGATGCGCGCCTGGCGGACATGGGCCTGGAGCGGCAGTTGCTCGACCCGGGCGATCCGGCGGCCTTTCCGCCGGTCCCTGCGGTCTACGAAAGCGACGAAGATGCCCGACTGCGCTACTACCTGGCGCCCCACGCACCGGCCGCCGGTTCGCGGATGCAGTACCGGCGCGAGGTGTTCACCCTTGGCGAGCGACCGACAGTGAAGGTGGACTCCACCGATGCGGGCGTGGTGACCGTCACCTACACCTTCGATCCGGACGGCTTCGCCGCTCAGGTCAAGGATGGCAACGGCCGCCGTACCGCACCGGGAGAAGTGCAGGTCACCGTGCTCTCGCGGGAAGGCGACGGCACGCCGTCCGAGGAGCTGCTTGAAGGCGTGCGCCGACACTTTGCGCGACCGGACGTGAAGCCGGAAACGGATCGGGTGACGGTGCAGGCGGCACAAATCAAACCCTACAAGATCCGCGTGGTGGCCAAGATCAACCCGGGCCCCGATTCCGGGCTGACCCAGGTCGCCACGCAGCGGCAACTGCAGGCCTACGCGGACAGCTGTCATCGCCTGGAAGGGCGGGTGGATCCGAGCTGGATCGATTACACCCTGCATACGGCGGGTGCGGTGCAACTGGAGATTGTCGAGCCGTTGCAACCGATCGTGACCACGGCTTTCCAGGCCCCGTATTGCACGGGGGTTGAAGTGGAGGTGCGCATCTTATGAGTGACGACACTGCTCGCTTGAGCCTGCTGCCGGCCAACAGCTCGGCTCTGGAGAAGGCCCTCGATCTCGGTTTCGCCCGCTTGCTCGAACGTGTGGACCCACCCTTTCCCGAACTGATGAGTCCTACCCAGACCCCTGTGGACTTCTTGCCTTATCTGGCGGCAGATCGCGGGGTCAATGAGTGGGATGCGGGGGCCAGCGAAACCGAAAAACGCCTGACCGTCGCGCTGTCCTGGCAGATCCAGCGCCAGGCCGGGACCAACAAGGCCCTGAGCCACGCCGTCGAGTCCCTGGGTTTCATGCCCAACATCGCCGCCTGGTATGAGCAGCGACCGCAGGGCCATCCCTACACCTTCGATGTGCAGGCAATCATCGTCCGGGACTGGTCCAGCGGTGATCACAATCGCCTGATACGGCGTATCGACGCCGCTAAGAGCGAGCGCGACGACGGCACCATCACCATCGTCCACCAGACCACGGGTGGACTGCGACTGGCAGTAGGGGCCGATCCTGGCCTGAGCATTGGCGATGACAGCCAGCCTGGGGCCTTGCCCGAGGCCAAGCTGCGCGGATTGCTGACCGTGAACGGCGGCGCGACTACACCGCTGAGCGATGGCGAACTCTGTCTCGATGGAGCGCTGCCTGAATTCGGACCCAGCGCCCGGCTTAACAACGCTGGGGTTTCCCAGCACTACACCATCAACGACTACGACCTCAGGACGCAGCTATGACAGAAGACATTACGCGCTTGGTTCGCTTCACTTCCGCCGGTCTGGATGAAGTGTTGACGGCAAAGAACCAAGGCTTGAAAGGACAGATCACCCACATCGGCGCCGGTACCGGCCGCTACAACCCGGACGGCTCGGAAACCGCCCTGCGCAACGAGCGGCAGCGGGTGGCGATCGTGGATTACGAGGACCTGGGCGACCGGCAACTCAGAATGGCCGCGTTGTTTGATGGCGAGGATGAGTATGAAATTGGCGAGTTCGGCTTTTATCTCGCCAGTGGGACCTTGTTGGCAGTGTATTCCTCTGCCGGAAAGTTGCTGACTTACAAAGCGGCGGCGGCGCGGGTGCTGCAGAAGTTCACGCTGGATATTTCGCCGTTGCCGGCGGATAGCGTGACGATTGTTGTAGGTAATGAAAACCTCAACGTATTGTTGGCTGAAGAGATCGCCCTCTTGGCGGCAGCCTCCATCGACAATATGTCACGTCATGTGGATTTGATGTGGCGTGTGAGGTCTTTGGAAGCCAAATAACAATGACATGTTCAGTGTTCTTCGGTATTGCCAGGTCACCAATATCTTATCTGGTGTGTGTTTCATAAGTGCGCAGCGTGTTTTTGCGTGGGCGTTCTGAGTATAAATTAGGTTAATGGGGGATGTATGGGAATCGAAACAACTATCACGAAAGTAGTGGATGCATGCAACAAACTGACAGAAACGGTCACTAATCAAATCGGTAAGATTGATGTGCGCGTGGATACTGCATTAAATCAGTTCACCAGTTGGCGTAATAGTGTCCAGGCAAAGGATATCAATGGTCGGGCATCTTATACGCAAGTTATTGATCTGACGGGGCTGTCGACAAATATCTTTTATCCTGTCTGGTGGCGGATGCCGGGCAACGAGGAGGGGATATCCGAGATTGTGATTTCTCGTAACTACAGTCGAGACACCGAGAAAAACCCATTCAATAACAACTTCGAGTCTCATGTGGCGGGTTTGAACCTGCAAATGGAAGGATGTGGTATTCCTTGGAACGGTGATGCAAATTTCTTGACTATGAAGCGTATCTCGCAAACTTATCGAGAGACTGTTCGCCGTGTGGAGTTTGGCATGCTGAGTATCGCCAGACCCGTTACCGGGGTTAAGCCTATGTGGAACGGCATTGTCTCCGGGACCTTGACCAATTCTCCACAGGAGTCCGGATGCTATTTGCGTGGGGGGCTTTCTTATGCCATCACCAAGAGCTTTGCAAATCCTGTGAATCATAGCCGTGTTGAAACTGAAGTGAAGATCAGTGAGGCAGTCTTTCCAGAGCAGGAAATTTCCTGGTATGTAAAACCGTACGCAATCGGTGCTAAAGAGCTGAATGAAACCTACCCGGAAAACAGAATGGCTTACACCCTCGACAACGATAAACGTTACGCAGCCAAGAGCGCCTAAATATGACTGGTTATATCAATAAACTCGTAACCGTTTCGGGTGAAACACTGATCAATGTGCCGGCAGACCGGCCTACACTGGTTGCGCTTGGATTCAGTGATCTGCGTGCAGACGAAATCTGCCTGGAGGTGGAGCGCGCAACAATCCTGGAAAATGTGCTTGCTGCCCGACGCACCCTGTATATCACTGAAGCGGACCCGCTGTTCCTCGAGTGGCAATACGACGAAACCCCTGAAAAGGAAAAGGCCTGGCGCGACAAGGTTGCTCAAATCAAGGCGCTCTATCCACTGCCTGATCGTACTTAACCCCCCCACCGCGCAAGCGGTTTTTTTCTACCTGCGAAAGCCCCTTCAATGGGGCTTCGGCATTTTTGCGTCTGGAGAAATTCGTACATGTCCATCCGCCAGCAATACACCGTCCTGGTGCCGTTCCCCATCGGCGGCGGCCACTGGTCGAGCGTCGGCCAGCAACTGGAACTGCTCGATGTCGAGGCCAGTGCCTTGCGTGCCGCCGGCCGCCTGGAACTGACCCGCGTTCTTGAAACGCGCCAACAGGCCGAACCGGCCACCCCATCCACTGCGGCCAAAAAGGCCGCTGCCAAGAAGGCTGAATAACCATGGCTGAGGTTCTGAACTTCGAGCACAACGGCATTACCGTCAATGCCACCGAATCCCCCGAGGCCATGGGTGGCCTGGGTGACAACGTCATCGGTCTGGTCGGCACCGCGCCGAAGGCCGACCCGCTGATTCCGCGCAATGCGCCGTTCCGCATCAACAGCTTCACCACCCAGGCCCTGCTGGACCCGACCGGCGCCGAGGAAGGCACCCTGTATCACGCGGTGTACCAGATCCTCAAAGTGGTCAAGGTGCCGGTCTATGTGGTGATCGTCGAAGAGGGCGCGACCCCGGCCGACACCGTTAACAATGTGATCGGCGGCGTTGATGCCACCACTGGCCGCAAGCTCGGCCTGGCTGCCCTGGGCAGCGTCCCGGAAGACCTGACCATCATCGGCGCGCCGGGCTTCACCGGCACCAAGGCCGTGGCCGGCGAGTTCGCTTCCTTCGGCAAGCGCATCAAGGCCCGTGTGGTGCTGGACGGCAAGGACGCCTCGGTCGCCGACCAGGTGACTTACAGCAAGGAGCTGGGCGGCGCGGACCTGGGTTTCGACCGCTGCCTGGTGGTGCACAACATGCCGGCCGTGTACTCCAAGGCGGCGAAGAAGAACGTGTTCCTGGCGCCGTCGAGCCTGGCCATCGCCGCACTGGCCAAGGTCAAGCAGTGGGAAAGCCCGGGCAATCAGGTGACCTACGCCGAAGACGTGTCGCGCACCGTGGAATACAACATCCTCGACACCTCGACCGAAGGCGATCTGCTCAACCGCTACGGCGTCAGTTACTACGCCCGCACCGTGCTCGGCGGCTTCTCGCTGCTGGGTAACCGCTCCATCACCGGCAAGTTCATCAGCTATGTCGGCCTGGAGGATGCCATCAGCCGCAAGCTGGTCAAGGCCGGGCAGAAAGCCATGGCCAAGAACCTGACCAAGTCCTTCATGGACCAGGAGGTCAAGCGCATCAACGACTGGCTGCAGACCCTGGTCGCCGACGAAACCATCCCGGGCGGCAGCGTGTACCTGCACCCCGAGCTGAACAGCGTCGAGAAGTACAAAAACGGTACCTGGTACGTGGTCATCGACTACGGCCGCTACGCGCCGAACGAGCACATGGTGTATCAGCTCAACGCCCGCGATGAAATCATCGAGCAGTTCCTGGAGGATGTTCTCTAATGTTTACCAACCGCGTAAGACAGGCCATCGCGGCCACCCTGCAAGGCCTGCCGTTGTCGGCGACCGTGGAAGAGTTCACCCCGCCGAAGATCGAATTCGAAATGGAGGCGATGACCGGTGGACGCTTCATCGCCGAAGAAATGGCCAAGAGCGGCAAGGCGCTGACGGCCACCCTCAAGCTGCAGGGGCTGGGGCCGGAAATCATGCTGGCGCTGGGCGTGAAGCTGGGTGACGACATCCTGCTCAATGTCCGCGAGGCGGGCCAGGACCAGGATGGCAAAACCTGGTTCACCTACCACACCGTGGGCGGCAAGCTGAAATCCCTGGCCGAAACGGCCATGAAGATGAATGAAAAACCCACCACCACCCTGGAACTCTCCTGCCGTACCTACAACCGCATCGAGAACGGCGTGCCGGTGATCGACATCGACGTGCGCACCCAGAAGTTCGTGCTCAGCGGCGTCGACATTCTCGGCGACGCCCGTCGCGCCGTACTGATGCCGTAACCCGCGACACTTCCCTTCTGTAGGCGCGAGCGGCTCGCGATGACGGCCCGACAGCCCGCATCGCAAGCGCTGTTCATCTCCTATCGCGAGCCTGCTCGCTCCTACCTTTTACATAGGAATTCATTCATGTCCTGGACGCCTCCGATCCATGCTCTGCTGTGCCCGATCACTGCCGACGACGAGTCGCAGATCGCGCAGATTCAGCTCAAGCCATTGTTCTACGCCGCGCAGAAAGAAGCGCTGGCCCGCGCCGGCGACGATGAGGACGATCAGTTCTTCGAGCTGGCGAAACTGGCGACCGGTCTGTCGGCCAATGAGCTCGATCAGCTCAAGCGCCCGGACTACGTGAGCATCGCTCAATACGTCCATGACATGTCGACGCGCCCGGCTGCTTACTTTCTCCAGCAGGGCGTCGAGTCTGAAACGGCCAGCGATACCCTCGACGATGGGCCGGCGCAGGATGACCTGGACCAGGTGAACCTGCTGTTGCCACTCGATGTGGCGGGCCAGCGCCTGACTTCCCTGACCCTGGAAATGCCCGCGCTGCGAGCGACCAAGGTGATGAAGAAGCTCAAGACCACCAAGGAGCGCGCTGAATTCATCACCGCGCATTGCACCGGCCTGATGTTGCCCGACCTGGCGTTGCTCAGCGTGCCTGACTGGACGCAGTTGCAAGAGCGCATCGACGATTTTTTAAACAAACCGGCGGCCTTCTTTCGGAGCGCGACATCGAAGTGATTCTCGATGTGGTGCCGCTCATTTACTCGGTAAGTGAGGCGGAAATCCTGGAGTGGGACGCTGGCAAGGCCTTGCGCCGCTACGACATCGCGATTACTCGCCTTGGCGTGAAAGAGGAGTAGAGCGGGATGGCGAACAATCAGTTTTCGCTCAAGAACGCCAGCATGGAGCCGTCCTGGCTGGCGCCTGTCGGTACCGGCCAGCCAGATGACCGGAGCACAGCCGTGGCGGGCCAGGGAAATGCCGGCCTGTCATCCATCAGTTTCATCCTGGCCCTGAATACCGCCAGCGTGGACATTCGTCTGCTGACTAAGGCCATCGACTCGTTGAAATTGACGCTGTCGTCGCAACGCCCGTTGCAGCTGGCATCCTCCGGTAGCGCCAAGACCGAGGCGAGCGGCGCCAAAGCCACGGACAAGGCCGCCGGTGGGCTTCAAGCGCCTGACCTGTTCAAGCCGGCGATGGCGATGAATGCGGCGCTGGCCGATCTGGGGAGAGTGGTTTCTCTCCCCGGCAATGAACGCGAGGAACTCGCGAAAGACAACTACCGCATGGCCAGTTATCCAGGCATCGCCGCGGGTGGAACCACGGCGGTCGATCTGGCGAAGCTTGAATACGCCGCTGCCAAGGCCGGGATCGAGAACGATAAAGGCGTGTCTCGACGACAGACCCTGACGGCATTCGGCGGTGACGCCGCGCTCATGGCAACCGCGTTCAAGATGCCGGGCAAGGATGCCGGGGACATGCTGGCCGGTTGGCGCACCTCGATGAAGCTGGACCGCAACCAGGCCCTCGACCTGGCAGACGCGACCAACCACCTCGGCAAGCTTCCGGGCGATGCCGAGGCGGCCGACATCGGGGTGATCCTGCAACGGCATGGCGCTGCCGCCACGGCGGCGGGGCTGGCCCCGGAGCAGGCGGCGGCGCTGACGGCGGCATTGCTCAACACCGGCACGCAAAAGGCCGATGCCGGGGCCGCGCTGAAAGGCATCGCTGCCGTGCTGGGCAAGGGCGAACCCAAGTCCGAGGCGCAGCAAGTGGCCTTGCAACGGTTGCACATCGACCCGCTGAAGCTGGATGGGGCAGGTGGTCTGACCAAGGTGCTGGAGGCGCTGCAAGCGCCCGACGTGTCGAGCCGGGAGCGCTCCGCGTTGGCCGCTACCCTGTTCGGCAGCGCGAATGAAGCTGCGTTGCGCCTGGCACAACAACTGCCTGAAGTTCAAAAGGCCTTGGCGCAGGTCTCCGACAAGAAGCAGTACGCCACCTCCAAGCTGGGCGACCAGGGCTCGGTACGCCAGTCCGCATGGGCTCAGGCGAATACCTTCGACGCCCGCTTGAACCGGATGAATACCGCGTTCGGTTCCGCCCTCGCGCCAGTAGCGGAAGGGGCGATGGTGCCCATTGGTGGGGTGGTCGATGGCTTGGCCAGCCTGGCGACGGAGTTTCCGAAGATCGCTGCTGGCCTGGCCCTGGCCGGGGCCGCCATTGCACCGGTGGTGGGACGGCTGCTCAAGTCGGTGCTGGACGAAGTCTTTACCCAGGTGGCGAAGAAGCTCTTGAGTCTCGCGGCTCCGCGCCTGCCGTCGAGTATTGGCAAGCTGTTCAGCGAAGGCGGGGGCTGCTGTGGCGGTCCTCCGGGCGGTGGTGAAACCCGCGGCCCTAACAGACAAGAGCGAAGGCGGCGGGACAAGCTAGAAAGGAAAGAGAGGCAAAAGAATCAAGCCAATGCGGCAAAACCCGCCCCCAAAAACACCCCTGCCACTGCGCCACGCGCCGGGCTGATGTCGCGCATTGGCCGTGGGCTGCGTGGCAGTTTCGCCGGCCTGCGGGCAGTGACCGGTCGGGTGGCCAGTAAGCCGCTCAACCTGCTCAGGGCCGGTCTGAATGTGTTCAAGGGTGTGCGAAACCGCGACCCCAGGGCCATTGGTTCCGGCCTGGGGACCCTGGGTGGCGCCTGGGCCGGCAGCACATCCGGTGCCGCGCTCGGAGCGGCCCTGGGCAGCGTCGTGCCGATCCTCGGTACGGCTGTCGGCGGGCTGGTCGGCGGTGCTATCGGCGGCTGGCTTGGCAGCGAGGCGTTCAGTCGGCTGGGGGGCGAGGTTGGAGACCGCTTGAAGTCGCCGGATGAAGTGAGCAAGAACCTCGCAGCCAGCTCGACTTCCTGCCAGCAGGTTACCTTCGCCCCGGTCATCAATATCTACGGCCAGGATCAGGCCACCTCCAGGCAACTGGTGGACATGGTGATCCAGCAAATGCAGATGCAGGTCATGCCTCTGATGATGACCAACCCGCTCGCGGTACGGCGCGATGTGGCCCTGACCGATGGAGTGATGTGATGCGACAGCAGATGGCGTTGGGCAATTTCATTTTCGGCTTGTCCACCGGCTTCGCCTACGACCGGCTTGAACGCAAGACGGACGGTGGCTGGGCCAGTATCGACATCATCACCAGCAAGCCGAAATCGCAGCAGGCCGGGCAGAAGCTGGAAACGCTGCAGATCAGTGGCAAGTCGATGTACGCCACGGGCATGGCGCGCCTGGACCAGCTGCGCGAGTTGCAGGCCGCCCGTGTGCCCTTGCCGCTGGTGGATGGCATCGGCCGCAACTGGGGGCGCTGGCGCGTCAACCTGGTGACGGAGGTGCAGACCTCCATCATCGATGACGGCACGGCGCTAGTGATCAACTGGACCATCAACCTCGAGGAATTCGTCAATGCGTAGGGTTCGAAGTATTGCCGGCGATTCGGTCAACCTGCTGCTCTACCGCGAGGTGGGACGTTGCGACGATGCGGTCGAGGAGGCGCTCTGGCGCCTCAATCCACTGCTGGCCGAGAAGGGCCCGGTGCTGCCGGCGGGTGTCTGGGTGATAGTGCCCGAGATCGAGTCCCGGCCGGTTGCCGCGACCCCGGTCTCAGCCTGGGACTAAGGAGGGCATATGACCCTGGGATTCACCCCGAGCATTGAGCTCTACGGCGCCAATGCCGCGCGCCTCAACCAACGGCTGATCAGCTGGACGCACATCGATGCGGCGGGTATCGAGTCCGACCAGCTCACGCTGACCCTCGATATCGAAGGCCTGGAA